TAACGTAACGCTTTGGGATATTTCTGAGTCTACACCAGCTGCAAAGGACCCACCAGGTGTGTTGTTTATGCTTCCAGAACCAAGATCATCATGATGATTATCATATCCTGTTACATCCCAACCAGTTTCGCTGTACTGTGTACCAGTTCCAAAAGTAGAGTTGTTGAGTATATTTCCTGTGGTTACTTCTACGCTAGTCGCGGTCGATGATAACAGGCTCAGGGTCAATAACAGGCTGAATAGTGTTAACTTCATCTTTTTCCTTTAATGTTAATAGTTCTTTTTCAATTCTTATTGCCTCTAACCTTGCTGCTTCCGCTTCTTCTGCAGCTATTCTTTCTTCTTCTATTCTGTTTTCTTCAGCAATTCTTGCATCAACTTTAGCTACTATTTCTTTTTTAGCTAACCATTCTTTATAATCTGGTCTCATTTCTGGGTATTTATTCCACATTTCCTGCGCCTGTGGACCTATAAGACCTTGGTAAGGGCACGGTGTGCCTGCAGATTCCATTGCCATATGCACGCGTTTATCTTGACAAAGCACCGCGACACTTGCAACTTTCATGCCAAAATCTTGGAGGACCTTGGCTAATTTGATGCGCTCACAGTTTTCATCGACCACATGTTTGCCACCCGAAAATCCAACAATTCCTGTAGAAATACTACCACTAACACCCATGCTACACACGTCTTGGCTCATAGAAGAGTAAGAAGGTGAATTAGCTGATGGTGGTGGTATGTCTGACCCACTAGTTGAGTTTGTTGTTGTTGATGTTGTCGTTGTTGTGTTTGTTTGTCCGTCGTTATTATTAGTTGTAGTAGCTTCGTACCCACCCGTTATATTTGTATTACTTCCGGATGTATTCGTTTGCGTGTTTGTATCGTCTGCTAATATGGGTTTAGCCCACATTGAAGCTACAATTATAACCATCGATGCTGTTATTACTCGTAACCAAAATTTCATTTACCCCTCCAGGCTGCTTATGCGCCAAATAATGATGAATCGTTGTAGTTCATTCCTTTTATAGGAAAAGCATCGAAAGGTAAACAAAAAGCATCAGCAACTAGTTTATTTTTGTAGTCCTTTGGTTTAGCTTCGTAAGCATTATAAAATCCTAATTGCGCCTGTGTGCATTCGTATTCTGTTGGGTATATAGAACCCATGTATTTAACTGATGGTGCGTCTGGCACTGATATCAGTATTAGTAAAAACCATATCTTAATCACTGTGTCCCCTAAAGTATTTTTTTTCAGGGTGGTATTTTAACCATTTTTTTACTTTATACCAGATATTTCTGATTCTTGTTGCCATTATGTTCTCGTTGTTAAATGGGACCCTCTCTGCTCGAATGAGCAGTGAGAGAGTCCACTGGGTGAAATGAAGTTGAGGATTTAGTTATATATTCTCTAGAGAATTAAAGCAAGTTTTTTCTTGACATGAATTGTCGCAGAAATCTGCCAAATAATGTTCTTGTAATGTTTTAGCAAATATGTTATAATTAAAGACAGAAAGAATATATGATGAGTTTAAAAGCATACAGTACCTGGTTAAATAAAGCCGCACCAGGAAATAGAATAACATATTACCGTGGGTATTTATGTGAACCCTATTTACAACCTATATCACCAACGATTGACCGTGAACGTGTAAAAAAATTAGGGAAGGTGGCGTATGATAGTTACAATGCTAATTTGGTTAACTTGGTACAAAAGAAACATGCAGATTTTGACTACGAATACATAGCGGTTCGCAAATGATTTGGAGTCTATTTTGGTTGCTCGTGATCCCAATCAAGGTGTGGATAGCATTTCACATCTTGATATGGGTGTATAAAATATGGTTAGGAGGTTTTTAATGGAACGCACATACATAATATTAATTGGTTGTCTTGTTGTTATTGGGTTTATGTTGTTATCTAATGTAGCAGCACTATGACAAAAAAGCTTGACACGCCGGAAGAGATAGCACACGTCAAAAAACGTGATGAAATAATGAAGAACAGGCCACAAGAATGGGCACATATACAAGAAGAACGTCAAAAAATACGTGCGAAAAAAACGAAAGAAGCCTTGGCAGATGCTGCAGCAATAAAAGAATCAAATGCTGTTAAGTTTGAACAGCCAGCTGAGGGTACAGAAATAGGTGGCATGAAATCATTTCATGTTGAAAAAGGAGAGGAAAAGCACACATACCAGATAACAACTAAAAGGGAATTAACTTTTAGTTACATGATTCGCGCTAAGAATGAAGAGGATGCAATGATTCGCACACTTGGGTTTGTTAGCAAGGATGGCAGTGGACAACGTGAAGACGTCAAGCGTCCAATGTACGCAAGCAAACCACTTATAAGAGAGTGGATTGATAAGATTATTAAATTGAATTAGAAAGGATAAATAATGATAGTTCATCAGACTAAAAATTATGATAAATTTTCTCTATTGTTTGGCAATAGGGATATTAAATCATCAGACGTGAAAGGCATGGTTAGATCTATGAGTGAAGTTGTAGATTTACCAATACCTATCCTTGTTAAAAGGACTAAGGATAATAAACTTGAGATCTTAGACGGCCAGCATCGTTTTGCTGCTGCACAACAACTAAATAAGCCTGTCTTTTATATTATAACTGAAAAAGATATAGGTTTACAGGAAGTACGCACCGTAAATCAGGCACAAAAAGGGTGGAAATTATACCAATTTCTTGATTCTTTTATTGCTGAGGAAATAACGGCAAATAATGTTAAAGGTCCTTACCACACATTCAAATGGTTTAAGGAAAAATATGATTTACCTTACCAAGTGTGTTTTGATTTATTGGCAAAAAAACCCATGTATACGCGTAGCACAACTAGAGCATTTAAAGACGGTAGATTTGCTGTTAAAAATTTAACACAAGCTATTAGGGAGGCTGATTTTATTATTGGGTTAAAAGAATATACACATCTTCACAAAGCGCATAAGTTTATTGCCGCTCTATTGATAGCGATGCGTGGTGGTAGATTTAATATTCAGCATTTCATGCATCAATTAAAGAAACCTATGTGTAGGAGCATGATGACTGAACGTAAAACCACTGAATTATATATGGAACTAATTAATGATGTATATAATTACCGTGTGAATGATGAAAAAAAAGTTTTCTTTCACGCGTATAAAAAAACTAATGGTGCTTATCTTAAATAATGGACATTAGTGCAGTACCTATGGTGCGTGTGACGTGGCTTGATGCTCGTGATATGGAAACAGGATGGCTTGATATAAAAGACATGTTAAACGCACCATTAGCTACTTGCCAAGAAGTTGGTTGGATGATTGTGAACAGTGAAGAGAAAGTTGTGGTTATGCGCTCATGGTGTGTGGACCGGGACGACAACCATGGGGGTGGTGCTATTGCTATCCCAAAAGGATGGGTAAAAAAGATAGAGTATTTGGTGGTAGGACATGCAGACGTACGAAATTAATTTGTGGTTAGACAAAAGAGTAATAGAGAAAATAGTAAAGGAATTTGAAAGTGATGATGCAGTATTACAATACATTAGGGATAACTATGATAAAGAAGATGAGCTACCTAGGTTGGATCAAGAAAAAGGATATCTTAGACCTAAACAAAATTCCATTATTATCACCTGGTCAAAGATATCAACATATATTAGAAAGAAGGGTCCTAAAAGAATACTTCTTGATAATAGTGAGAAAGAATTGAAAGATACTTTAGAAAAGTCTATTACACAGGAAGTAATAAATGAATGGGGACACAAAGAAATGTTAAGACATACAAAAAAATCTTATGGTCCCAATCCAAATGTTAAGGGTTATAGTGAATTTCCAGGCAGAGAAGATAGAACTTACTACAAAAAATAAGGTATTGGCAAAGTATTATGAGTAATGATAAAAAGAAGCTAGGATTAACAGAGAAACAAGCTAAATTTCTTCAAGTAATTCAACAATTTATAGACAATAATGGGTATTCACCATCGTATGAAGAGTTAAAACAGTTGAATAACATGAAATCTAAGAGTAATGTACATGCATACATACAAAGTTTAAAAAAACGAGGATATCTGCGGGATATTCCATATTCTAAGAGGAGTGTTGTAGTATTATGATTTGGTATTGTATTAGGCGCTGGATGCTAAAAAGTTTTTTATTTTTTTCTATACCGGGATATAGCCAATACCGTAATACCTTTTCTCAATTCTCTATATGGGATAAGGGATACAGAGTATTACGGAGGTATTACGAGTTCATGGAAAATAGGTCAAATTATTGTATTTTGGAGTCAAAATGAGTGAAAAAGATATATATACCAGTAAGTTAGATGCACTTGAAAAAAAGGTGGTCCGTAATACCATCCGTAATACCCGTGATATGGCATTAAAATACCCACGTGGTGCTGATGATTTAACTGATAGGCAGAGAATATTTGTTGAAATATATGCTAATAATGAAGGTAGATTAACTCCAACAGAGTGTGCAAGACAATCTGGGTATAAGAAAGAACGTGCTGCAACAACAGCTTCTGAGTTATTGAATATAGATAAATATCCAAAAGTAGTAGCTGCAGTTAGAAAGAAAAGAAATGAGATATATGAAACAAATAAAGTAGAGATGAATAAACATGTAACTGAACTTGCAAGGTTGCGTGAGAAAGCATTACATGATAAGTCACACAGCGCTGCAATAAATGCAGAAAGATTGCGTGGTCAAGCTGCTGGTTTATATGTTGAACGTAAGGAAATTAGAACTGGCTCTATAGATGATATGTCGCGTGATGATGTACTTAAACAATTGAAGGAATTAGGATTAGATGGATCGTTTAAAAAAGAAGGTCATAAAACTGTTCTCTCGGTCGAAGAGAAATCCAATAGCGAAGGACCTAAAGACATCACAGAAGTATCGTCAGAGGATAGTGAAGGACAAGAAAAAGTATGACCGTAAAACCAGAAACAAATTTTTGGAAGAGTTTCAAGAAATATTTAGACGATGGTAAATACATGTCATCACGCATTGAGTCCTACGTTACTCCAGGATTCCCAGATTGTGTAGTTTATCATGACAAATGTGGATTTTTTACAGTTGAACTCAAAGTATTGAGGCGTAATAAAAAAGGGGACGCAAAAGTACTCATATCACCTCTCCAGCATGCCTTCCATGTGTCTCATTCAGACAAAGGTGCTCCTGTATTTATCTTGGTCTACGACCCCGGTACACGCACCATAAAGCTTTTTGACGGCGGTCAAACTCCCAAACTCCGCGATAATACGAACTTAGATGATGGACCTCCACCCTTGTACGAGGGCCCGCTGCCCGGGCTGGACCTGTGGGCGATCGTGGAACTCCAGAAACTCCCAAACTCCGCTAAAAACTAACCCAATTATCTACCATCTTGGATCCTGCATCTAACGCCCGGCGAACAAACGCTGAGATGCGTGGATCTTGGACATTGACATGTGGATAACTTTATGCTATAATACATTTAGAAATAGAAAGGTACTTATGGTAAATTTAGAGCAAGACGATCATTTGTTATCTGCATTAAATAGAATAGCAGATGCATTAGAAGATAACACGGATATACTTCGTGGTATAAAGAAGCACTATGATGGTGTCGTACCAGTCATGGAGAGAAATGCAAAGCGTGTGGAAAAGGCACACATAGAAGCTGTTGAGGAAGCAGATAGTTTCCCTGAAAAGCTTAAGAGTATATTCTCTACGAATTAGGCAAACTCCCAAACTCCCACTATGTGTAAGACTTAGATAGTGGGGGTTATATGCTCGAGCTACCGCCCGGGCGCCCGCGGGAACAAACTGTCGTCGTTCCGAAAAAGAATGGCGGAAAACTGGGAAATAAAATTTGGATTACCTGTTGACAACCCTGATGGCAGGAGCTAATGTGAGCTGGTAGAATGAGAAAGGACGGTACTTATGGACTGACTAATGATGTTAATACCTGTAAAATTGGCGGTTTTCTGCTTTTTTATATGGTATATATTTATACACAGTGGGTAAGCTCCTGCTACGCAGCCAGGCAAACTCCGGAAACTCCTGACATGGACTGACTCGATCAATTGATAGGTCCTTGAGCTGGACGCACCGGGCGCGCCGGGCATCCGAATGCAGATCCTGAGAAATGTAGAATAGATATCCACAACTTTATGTGGGAAAGGATTTACTTTACTGCACTTTGATGATATAATGATGACAGTAAGAACATGGGTGGATTCATTAAAGCAATTGCGAGCCGTTCTTACAATGAGGCAAGACAGCTAGTAGCTGGTAATGGAAACGCCTAGCAAAACCTAGGCTTGATCACTTGCTTAGAGGCAAGATAAACGGAGTTATTCGGCTCTTGCCTCACAAACTCCATAAACTCCCAACAACGATTACAACGAAAGATGGTCATTGGCTTTCTTCCCCGCGGGCCCTTCACCAGCGTGATGCAGTTCATCCTGCCATGCCATGCGTCATCGTGTCGCATTGTAATACTTATAATAGTGTGCATATTAGTAGTATTAATAATTGGAGAAATAGAAATGACAAAGAATGAATTTAAAAGAATAGTTAAAAAAGGTTTCTTTAGCTGTAAGTGGATAAAGAACGATGGATCAGAAGGTCATGTTAAACTAGGTGTACTAGGTAAGTTAGGTTATAGGTTTACCCAAGAGAAAAGAGTAACTGAACACCCTAACTATGTGTTAGTGTTCAAGATTAATAGTAGAGCCAAAGAGGACTTTCAGCGTTGGGCTAATGTTAATCCTAATACTGTGTTTGAAATCAATAAACAAAGTTATCCACAATGAATTACATTATATTCATATTAGGTCTATCAATAGTTTGGTATTTTGCTATAACTGTTGTATTAAATACTTAACAAGGAGAAATAGAAATGACTAATAAAACCAATGAAATAGTTCCAGTTAAATCAGTTAACAATGTGGACATAACACCAGTATTCAATGAGATAATAGAGTATGCCAAAGACCAAGCAACAGTAAGTGATATTAAGACTGCTATTGCTTCAGTTCCTAAAGGCGACAGTTTAGATTGGAAGTTGATTAGTGGTGTACTAATGAATTCTACTGTTGAGTGGGTTGTTGAGAATAAAGACAATCAAGAAGTTAATTCCATTGACTTAATCAAACACTTACAAACTGATGTAGGTTATCTCTTAAAGAGATTAGGATTAGCGACTTAGTCATCGCTATTTCTAGGTGTAGTAGGTGTTGTTGATACCATCTACTACATCTAGGCCTCCTAAGTTGTCAGCGCCCGGGGATGTAGTAGGTTTTTTCCCGATCATCTACTATATCTTGGGGTGTGGCATATTGTCGCAGGCTGGCGCCCGGGAACTACACGGACCCCCAACCCCCCCTT